GTAGTAAACATTCTTGTTGTCTCAGACCCTGCAAACCGTGCCAATGAAGGTAAAGTCTTTTTATATGACTTTGGTAAAAAAATCATGGACAAGATTATGGACGTGATGCAACCTCAATTCCCTGGTGAAGAACCTGTCAATCCGTTTGACTTTTGGAATGGTGCAGACTTTGAACTAAAGATTACTAATGTTGCTGGTTACAGAAACTATGATAAATCTTCATTCAAACCTACTACATCATTATACGATGCAGACGAAACAAAACTAGAAGCAACATATAATGCTATGTTTGATGTTGCTGAGTTCGTTGAACCTACCAACTATAAAACATATGATGAACTAAAACAGAGATTATCTGTAGTTCTGGGTGAAGCAGTTGGTGAAGGTATGACTCAAAAAAGTGAGGACTTAACTAAGACCGCAGAAGCAGTTGAACCATCTTCGATGGAAACACCTGTCGTATCTGCAAGTGCGCCAGCACCAGAAGTTAATGCTACTGAATCAGATGATGAAACTTTGAGTTATTTTGCTAAACTGGCAAATGACGAATCGTAAAACTTGTTGATATAAAAACAAGTTTTTAGGGCGATACTAATTACCTCTCAGTATCGCCCTTTTTTTAACCTCTTCCTCGTTTATATTTAGGATTAAATGCTGGTTCTAAATTACCAGTTAAAACTAGTGAATCACCTTGTGATGAAGAACTATTATTCGTTGAGTTATCTATTATTACTGTTTCCCTTGACTCTTTTTTACTTGCCGCGGCCGCTATTGCATCTGTTCTTTCCATTTGATTTTGTTTTTCTAGATTGTTTTTATTTCGTCTTCCGCCAGTAGTAGCACCACCTCCAGATTCTTTACCTGTAACATCACTACTTCCACCTGCCATGACTTCTTTATATTTTCTACCAAATGCTTCGCCCGGTGATTCGCCACCTGGTAATAATGCCCCTAAGGCCGCTAGACCTCCTGCGGCAACTGCAATAAAAAATTTACCTACACCTGCAATAATTTTTCCAATACCACCTAGACCTTTTTTAATTGTCTCTCCATCAAATGTAAATATACCTACTATGATATCTTTTATACCTGTTACGAAACCTGTGATGCCATCAAATATAGTACTAAACAAACCAGCAAAAGAAAAACTATCTAGCAATTCTGCAAAATTTTCAAACCCAAGTTTACCTGCTATGAAAGATACACCTTTTTTCAATAAATCTAATGGCATACTAATTAATGCATTAAAGGCACCTTTTACAAATCCACCTAATCCTGCAATTAATTTATCTCCAATAGTTCCTTCCGTGTTTGTAAAATCTTTAATTGCCTGTGTGATACCACTAAAAAGACCAATAACTACTTGTAATGGTATTAATAACTTACTACCAATTAATGCAAAACCACGAAAAAAACTACCAAAAGTACCAAAAAATTTTGATAAAACACCACCACCTTTTGCAACTTTACTAACAATACCAAAAACACTTCGTATAGTTTTATTTAAATCAGCAAATGCTTTTACTATAAATCTAAAAGGTTTAAGGAGTGTGTTAAAAAAACTACCCATTCTACCAAAAAATCCTAACTTCGTAAATTGTCCGACAGAATTTCTTGCAACTTTTAAACCATTAAAACCTGCTTTAAATTGTTTTGTTATATTAGCAAAAGTATTACTAATTGCTCTAAAAAATTTACCTACTTCTGGATTCAATCGATTAAATCTTCCAACAAATGCTTTTGATAAGTTTCGTATTCCAGCAAGTGCTTTGTCAAGTCTAAATAATTTACCAATTGCTCCTGTAACTAATGCAATTTGACCTGCTATAGCACCAACTAAACCTGTTGCCAGACCAGCAATTGCACCAGCAATCATGGCAAAATAACTACCACCAAAATCTAGTGGTTCTATATCACTACCAGTTGCGGCACCCATTGCGCCTTCTTTCGTGACTTGACCTTGTGCTTCTCTAGATGCTTCTAAATCATCACCTTCTTTATCTCGTCTTTCTGCTTTAAAGAATTGTTCAAAGGTTTTAGAAAGTCCACCTAATAAGTCTTCTTGCACTTTTCTAGATTGTGCAATGTTCTGATTAAGATTAGAGTCTCTTTGTCTCTCTTCTTCATTGTTAATTTTGAGTTGTTCTACAACTGCACCTAAAGTTGCCATACTTCTATTTATACTTCGATTGTTCGTTTTTCTGTCTTTCTTCTTCTTTTTTTATCCAATCTAATAATAATGTAATGTAAATTTCCCTTTCCCATGGTATCATATTTTCTAGTTCTGTCAAACTGTACTTATGATGTTGCATCATCGCAAAGTTAGTCTGATAATAATTTGTCAGACTATCATGCGAAAGGTTTAGGAGAAAAAATCAGAAATACCTTTAAGTTTTCTGTCGTTTTCATGCCCACAGTTAGAACAAGTAAAGTTAACAGTATCTTCTAATTGTGGCATATTTTGTACATAGTCTGCAATAGATTGAAATTGTTTAGAACTCATTGACTCAACAAATTCACTTAACTCTTTTACTGAAACTTCATCTGCACTAATTCTGGTTTCTTCATTAATTACTGCATCAATACAATTATTAATTACCATATAACTAAACTCAGTTTCAGTTTGGTCTTTACCGTAGTTTTTGATAAATGCCTCAAAAGATGGATACTTTAATTCTACAGAGATATTATCTGTTAATTCAATAACATTATTTGTCTCTGGAACTTCAACTTTAAGTTCTGCTAAATTAATTGTTTGCTCATTCATTGTTTCACATTCAGAACATGCAACATTAATTTTAGTTGTTTCACCTACAGATTTACTACGTATTTGTGTAAACATATATTCTACATCAAATGAAGTAAACGTTTTAGGATTTAGTTTTTCGTTAACACATGCAACAATTGTATCTACCATTGCCTGCATCGCCTGTTTTTCATCTTTAGACTCAAATGCAAGAAGAAGTATCTTTTCTTCTTTTACTAAGTAAGGACGATAACTCACTTTTTGCCCCGATGACGGAATTGTCAACTCGTGAGTTGGGGTTGCATTTAATTTTGGTAATGCTCCACTCATAATATTCTCCTATATTATAATCTATCTATAAGTGTACTTGTAAACCCACCAAGCATTTTGTTCTTGAGTTTATCTTTCACTTTTTCACCGACAACATCAATTGCTTTATCGATAATTCTATCTTTCAAATTACCTTCAACTATTCTAAAGTTTTTGTACGATAATTGAACGTTCACTTCTAATAAACCATCTAGTTCACTAGTCATTTCGAAACTATTTATAGTAGTAGGATATGCTTTGTCCAGTCGACAAGAATATGTCACACCTTCTGCCATATATCTCAACCCTGTATCACCTAATAAACCTAAATCAAAAGTACCATTTGCTAAGTCAAGTGGACCGATTGGCGGTATTACATCTTTTAGTGCATCTGGTAGTTTATTGTCAAATAACTTTTTAGGTTGCAACAATGGATTTTCTGCACCTTTTTTAAGTGCTTGAATGATTACTGGATATGTATAATCATTTAAATAACCGACTTCTTGTTCTTCTTGGTCAACTGCTTTTGATTGCCAAGCATGAAAGTAATCTATGATTCTCATGTCATTTAAACAATAGAACGTTAAAGTCACATCATCACTAGCATAACCATTTGCAACTTTCATAGTTGTCATACCCATAAATCTTTCTGTTGACAGTATTTGTCTACCAGGTATTTGTGCGGCCTTACAAAGAATATCCATATCTTGTGTTTGAATACCAATAATTGGTGGCAAAAAGACACGAAACAAATTGGCCATAGCAAGGCCTTGACCTTCTGTTACTCTACTTTTGAAAGTATCTATCATATTAGTTGTCATAACATTTTCCTACTGTCTGCATATATTTTTTGTTTTGTTGCTTTTTCAAATTGTGCAAGTGGTAAAAATGTAGCAATTTCCCACTCTGGTGCTTTGACTTCTGCAAATTTAGTTGCAACTTTTTCACTTAAGTAATGCTTAATACATGGTTCATAATACTTTAGTTTACTTGCACTTGCTAATAATCTTACTGTTAAGTCAAACTTTGCATTGTCACTTTTCTTACTTGTGACGTTATCCATCAATGCATCAAGAAACTTAGCACGAAGTATTGGTGGTAAATAATGCAGATTTAAACCTAGAAAACCACCCTTTGCAGGTTTTACAATGATTGCTAAAGGAAATCTATCGTAATATGGTAAAGTATCTTTGTGTTTTGGGTCATAACCAAACATTTGCATTGACCCAATAATTCTTCTACCACTTCTACTGAGTGGTTCTTCTTTCATAAGTTCTTCTCTATTAATACCTCGCATAGTCTTTGCTTTATTCATAAACCACTCTCTACTCTCTTTAGTTCTTGGAGTAATTTGATTACGAAATGCCGCAAGTTCTAGTTTCTGAAAGATATTTGACATACTTCTATTTATACTTATTTCTTACGTCCTGTAAAAGGTTTTAAAGGTTTTGTAGATTTAGGTAGAATACCCATAGAATTAAGTGTCTTTTCTGTCCAAACTTGAAACTCATATCCATTGTCTTTTGCATATTCATCTGCCGCTTCCCACTTGTTCATGTTTTTGACATATGTTGTTGCCTCAGTAATGAATCGTCTAGTTCGTCTTCTACCAGTAGGTGGTTTAGTTTCTTTTTCTGGTTTTATTTCAACAAGTATTGTTTTACCTTCTTTAAATGTTATTTTCAAATCAAGATAATACTTATGGTATCTTTTATCTATTTCATAGTAGTATGGAACAACAGTTTCTTCTGAACTCCAGTATTGAACTTTAGGGTTTTCATCACACCACCGAAAGCAATGCCTTTCCCACAAAGACCTATAGATAACATTCTCATAGTCACCTTTATATTTTTTTGTATTTTTTACTCGATATCTTCCTTTGTATGTCTTCATTTCAGTATAAATAGAACTATAATAAACTATTTATTAGAGTAACATATGGCAGATTTCGGTAAAACATTAGTAAATTTTGGAAAAGAAGTTCTTTTCGATTCACTTCCAGAAGCAGTACCAGTTCTAAAAGGCAGAAAAGATTTAGAATATCCACTCAATAATCCAGACGATTACAAAGGTAGACTCATGTTTAGTATCTTCGAAGAAGAACCTTTAGATATGGCCGCACTTGTAGGTTTATCTGGTATCTTTGGTAAAGATTCAGACACAACTGAAATTACAAGTGACGGAGAAGATACAGAAGAGTTTAAAGGTGAAGGTGTAGCATATCAAACTAAAGAAGGTGCTGGTTCTAAATTATCGCAAATAGATAAATCGGTAAAACTTTTTACGCCTGTTGCATTACAGTTTAGAGATAACGTTGCATATGATAATGCAGATTTAGGTTTTGGTGGTGGTATCGGTGAGGCAGCGGCAAAAAGTGGTAAAAATATTTTAAGTTCACTTCTTGGTGGTGTAGGGTCGACACTTTCTGCTGGTTTACAAGGTTCTGCTGGTGGTGATTTAGGTAAACTTGCAATGACACAAGTAAGTGTGGCAAAAGTAGCAGGTGAAGGTGCCAATTTAGCAGTAAAACAGGCCGCTGGTGTGACAATGAATCCAAATACTCGTGCATTGTTTAAGTCAGTTGCACTTCGAGAGTTTGCATTTACATTTAAATTTATTGCTACATCTGAACGAGAAGCAGATGAAATAGACGAAATCATTAAGTTTTTTAGAACTGAATTATATCCAGAGGATATTCTTGTTGATATTGGTGGTGTTGATGCATCTATTGGTTATCGTTTTCCAAATAAATTTAATATAGCAGTAGTGTATGATGACAAAGAAGTAGCAACAAAGATTCAACCTTGCTTTCTTCGTGATATTAGTATTACATATAATCCAACAAATTCAGCAATGCATAGTGGTGGTAAGTTTACTGAAATAGATATGACTTTAGCATTTACTGAAACATCAACATTGAATAGAAAGAAAGTTGAAGAAGAAGGTTATTAAACATGACTACAAAATATTTTAAAAACTTTGAATCACTAGCATATAGATTTGGAAATTTAGAAGACCCAGTATTATTTAATAATCTAACTCAATACGTACAGTTAATTGATGAGATAAAAACAAACGTAGCATTTTTAAATAAATACACAATACTTTCTGGCGATAGAGCAGACTCTTTATCACATAAACTTTATGGGACAACAGATTACTATTGGACATTTTATTTGATGAATGACCACTTAAGACTTAGTGGTTGGCCAGTAGACACAGGTGATTTATTGGCAACTGCGGCATCAAAGTATCCAAACAGATTTATTACATTTAATAATAGAACTACAATTGGTGGTGCAAATGAAGATATCGCAGTAACATTTCCTGTTGGACAATCAGTCACGGGTGCATCATCAACTACTGTTGGTACAATTGTAAAAAGAAATTTAGATTTAGGACAATTGTTTATAAAGATTACAAATGGGACTAAGTTTTCTGTTGGTGAACAATTGCAGTTTACTGATACAAATAGTAATGTAATCTCTCTTGTAATAGCAAGTGAAGGTGAACAATACAATGCAGTACATCATTATAAAAATACAGATGGCAAACAAGTTGATATTGACCCTTACCCAGAACCTGATAGTGATGGAACTAGAACAGTAAATACATCTGGTTTAATACCTGTTACCTATCGTGATAGACTTGAAACCAGAAACGATGAACTAAAAACAATTATTGTTATTAGACCAGACAGTATAGACAAAGTAGTATCGGATTTTAATAAAGCATTGAAGTCATAATATGGCAAACCCAAAGAGTCAACAATTTAAGTTAACTAAGGCGCATATCTCTGCGGATAGATTCGGTGGGTTTGATAAAAAATTCTTTGATGTTAAAAATCAAGTAGCAGAAATAAACATTTATGAAAGTATTGAAGAACTGTCTTTAACTGGTACAATTGCAATTGTAGATGATAAGTCTTTGTATGAATTAATTAATTTTAATGGTACAGAACGTATTAAATTAGAAATGGCAGGACTAGGTAAAGATACTGACCCTGTGTTTGAAAAGACTTTTATCAT